TTTACGAAGCGGCTCATTGCTTATATGCTTCTAGGATGGATATTATTGGCGATGGCAACTGGATGGATACAAAGTCGCCACCAGAACCTCATCTTGTCGAGATGCAAGAGCTTGAGGCATTTGATATTGATTACGAATGGCAGTTTAAAATTGCAGAGCTTCTATATAAGAACTTATGATTTATTATGTTGATATAGACCATACTATTTTTAACACTCAAGGTATGGATTACGAAAATAGTAAACCAATCATTGACAGGATAGAAAAAATCAACAAACTGTATGATGAAGGTCATACTATTGTATACTGGACAGCTAGAGGATCTGGGTCTGGTAAGGACTGGTCAGAGGTGACTAAAGAACAATTTAAACGTTATGGTGTAAAACATCACACTTTAAAATTCGGCAAACCTGTATATGATCTATTTATAGACGATAAGAATATTAATTCAGAAGCTTATTTTAAATGAAGAAAGTAATTATCACAGGAGTCACAGGTCAAGATGGGAGCTTTATGGCTGACTATCTCTTGAAAAATACAGAGCATCTTATTGTTGCTGGTGTTCGTAGATTGAGCGTCAAGAATCATAAGAATATTGCTCATTTAGTAGGTAATCCGCGCTTCAAGCTTATTGATCTCGACGTTGCAGATCAGGCTAACACAGATATAGTGATAGCGGAGGAGAAGCCAGATTACTTTATTAATTTTGCAGCGAATTCTTTCGTGGGTGTAAGTTGGAAAATGCCAGTTAATCACATGGAAACTAACGCTATGGCAGTTTTGTATCAACTTGAGGCAATACGCAAACATTGTCCCGAATGTCGATACTATAACGCTGGCTCCTCAGAGGAGTTTGGGGACGTTTTGCATTCTCCTCAATCAGAGTCTCACCCTTTGCGCCCAAGAAGCCCTTATGGTGTTTCTAAGGCTAGTGCGAGGCATATGGTAAAAGTATGGAGAGATTCTTACGACCTGTATGCCGTTCAAGGTTGGCTATTCAATCACGAAGGCACTCGTCGAGGAGAAGAATTTGTCACTCGTAAAATTACAAAGAACGTAGCTCGTATTCAAAAAGAATATGCTAGCGGAGAGTTTAAACCTCTAGAATTGGGCAACATAGATGCCATGCGAGACTGGAGTGACGCTGAAGATTTCGTCGAAGGTATTTGGTTGATGCTTAATCAAGAAAAACCTAAAGAATACGTTCTTTGTTCAAATGAGACTCATACTATTCGTGAATTTGTTGAGGAAGCTTTTAATTTTGTTGGCTTTGGTTCTGAGAAGTGCCGTTGGGACGGTCATGGAGTTAATGAAAAATACATACATGAAGATAAAATTTTAATGCAGATTAACCCAGAATTCTATCGACCCGCTGAAGTACACTTGCTTTTAGGAGACTCCTCGTTGGCAAGAAGGGAGCTTAATTGGAGTCCTCAAACTGACTTCCTTGAATTAGTCAGGAAAATGGTTGCAAACGATATTGATCTATGCTAGGATAACTTTATGCCAAGAGGTAAAAAGCAATGCCCTAGCTGCGAAGATTTTGTCGCAACTAGGGCTTCTTGTTGTGGTTGTGGTCACATCTTTACAAAAAAGAAAGTTGGCGAATCTAAAAAGGCAAAACCTAAGACTGCCAAACCTAAGACTATCAAACCCAAGATAAGCAAAATAGACATCTTAGAAAGGCTAGTTGAAGACCCCAAAAATAATAAAAGGTTTTTTTATGCTAGGGAGATGAAGATGCTGAATGATTTAGTGGATCTCTATTCACTTGAATTCATGAATGTGGTCAACCTCGGTAAGAGATTCGAATCCCTAGCTTACTTTAAACATTCAAAAGTTAAGGATAAGCTTGACAGGAGGTTCAGAGAGTTTAATTATGTGACAGACAAGTCACGATACCCCGAATACAATCTAGGTGAAAAAAGCGGCGAAGATCGATTCGTCAAGAGAAAGAAGAAAACAGTAAAAGACTTTTTAGAAGAAGAATAATATGGCTAATAAAAAAACAGTAGGAACACTCGACTCCAAAAATCTAGTTGGTAATTTTTTGAAGAATAATAAAGAAGACCACTTCAACTATGAAGAACAGGTAAGCTACAGGGTATCAAGTGGGTCTCTGGAGTTCGACCATCATCTTGATGGCGGCTTTGGCCCCGGGCTGCATAGGTTTGTCGGAATGAATGAAGGTGGGAAGACTTCAGCCTCTTTAGAAGTCATGAAGAACTTCTTAAAGATGCCTAAATCAAAAGGGGTTTACTTCAAAGCGGAAGGCAGACTTTCCGACGAAATGATTAAGAGGTGCGGAGTAAAGTTCGTCTTCAATCATGAAGATTGGGAGGAAGGGACATGCTTTGTGTTTGAGTCTAATATTTACGAGACTGTAGTAGATTTAATGCGTCAGCTAGTCTCCTCAAATGAAGAGAAAAATAAATATTGCTTTGTGCTAGACTCTGTTGATGGGTTGATTAAGAAAGCTGATAACGCGAAAACATTTGAAGATGCTGTTCAAGTAGCTGGAGGAGCAAACATCGCTGCTACATTTATGAAGAAAATGTCAATTGCCCTTGGGAAAAGAGGTCACATGGCAATTTTTGTTTCTCAGGTTAGAGCGGATATCAAGCTAGACCCATATTCAAAAGCTCCCGTTCGCCAGACAACTGCGACAGGTGGCAATGCTCTACTTCACTTCGCAAACTGGATCATTGAGTTTGAGCCTCGATTCGGTGGGGATCAGATACTACTTAATCCATCTGTAAAAAAGATGGACCCAAAGACTAATCCAGCTATTGGGCATTATGCTAAAGTCGTTGTAAAAAAATCTCCAAACGAAAAGACTAATACTCGGATATCTTATCCGATCCGTTATGGAAGAACTGGCGGCAATTCAATCTGGGTAGAGAAAGAGGTTGTCGGGACTCTTGAAGCTTGGGAGTTCATTAAAAAGGCTGGAGCTTGGATTTCTATTACAGAAGACTTCAGAGAAGTCCTTTCTGAAGGAGGCTTTGAGCTTCCTGAAAAAGTTCAAGGGGAGAATAAGTTATTCTCTTTGATTGAAGATGACTCAGCTCTCTGCCAATATCTAGTAGCGTACTTTAAGAAAATGTTCAGCGGCCAAGAATGAAATTTTACTCTACAGACGGCAAGTTAAGGAACCTCAAAAACCCCAGAAAATATCACATAGATTGGGAGGCTTCTAGCCGAAGCAAGTTTCAGAAAAACGTAAAAGACTTCCTTTATCCATACTGGAGTACTGATATTGTTTTTGAAGAGTTCAGAGTAGTTGGTAGCCGATTGTCATTAGACTTTTACAATGCTAATAAAAAAATAGCCATTGAAGTTCAGGGCGCTCAACACACGAAATACGTCAAACATTTTCACAAGAACAGATTTAAGTTTTTAGACCAACTGAAAAGAGATCAAAAAAAGCTCGACTTCTGCGAGATGAACGATATAAAACTGGTAGAGATATACCCCAATGACACTGTAGATCAGTCATTTTTTAAAAACCAAGACATTTACTTATGAACCAAGATGAAGAAGCATTCTCAATCCCAAGCGGATTCGTGGAGAAACTATACGAAATTTCTGGAGACTCCGATAAGCATAAGGGCGTAATTATGATTGCGGCTAACGAATCTGGAGATCCAATTATCTATACCAAATTTGATTCTATGATAACCGAATTAGGTTTAACTAAAGCTCTCAGTCAGCACCTTGCTAGATTAGAAAAAGAAAACGAACAGCCTAATGATCTATAGCTACGAATTAGAAAAACAGCTTTTAGCTGGACTACTAAAAGACCCGCCTTCCCTCATTGAGATTTCTAATTTCATTGGCCATAAGGATTTTTATTCTGAAACTTCTTTTTTACATGCGACTATTTTCAGGGTGATTAAGCAGTCTGTTGATGCGGGGGAGGAGCTAGATAATATCATCTTAGCTCAAAGAGTTAATGAAGTTGGACTGAGTTTTGAAGGAAGTGTCAATGCTGCTGATTACATTAAGTCTCTTGCTATGAGATCTGTCCCTTCAGGGAATTTGACTAAAACAGCGAAGGAGCTTAAGAAGTTCTCCATCAGGAGGGAGATCGTAGAGTCTTCAGAGTTGATATCGAAGAAGATGAAGGGGATGGCCCCAGAATCCTCTTACAGAGAGATCGTTGAAACCGCTGATCAGATTTATAACTCCAAGATTAATCTGTTTGATATTGGAAGCGATATTCCCGAAAATATCTATGAAGATATGGAGCATATGATCGAGGAGAGAGGAAACAATCCAATCGAAGAGTTTGGAATGATGGGGCCGCACGATAAAGTGAATGATATCTATGGTTCACTTTTACGCCCGGGTAATATCACTGTTATTGTTGCTCGTTCTGGAGTTGGTAAGACTCAGTTCTGTATGGATTACGCGACTAAGGTCGCACTAAAATACAATGTCCCAGTTTTACATTTTGATAATGGCGAAATGAGCAAAGAGGAACTCATCATGCGTCAGTGTGCGGCTCACTCTGGAGTCCCAATGCATCTCCTTGAAAGTGGTAAGTGGAGACAAGCTGGGCAGGATGTGGTGGATAAAGTTAGATCTGTATGGCCAAAAATAAGTAAATTAAAATTCTATTACTATAATGTAGGCGGAATGGATGTTGACGTAATGATCAATACTCTTAAGAGGTTTTACTACTCAACTGTTGGCAGGGGAAACAAGATGGTTTTCTCCTTTGATTACATCAAAACAACTAACGACTCTACAGGTAATAAAAATGAGTGGCAGGTTGTCGGTGAGATGGTAGACAAGTTTAAAAGATGCATTCAGAAGGAAGTTCTTGAAAACGGAGACCCAGTTATCCCAATGATCACTTCCGTTCAGTCAAACAGGAGCGGTATCACAACTAACAGAAACTCTCAAAATATTATTGATGACGAGAGTATTGTATCGCTCTCTGATCGAATCACACAGTTTTGTTCCCACATGTTTATCATCAGACGCAAGACAGAAGACGAGATACAGTTAGAGGGCCAGAGGTTTGGTACTCATAAGATGATTAGTGTGAAGTACAGAAGTTTGGGCAGAGACATAGCTGGGGCTATTGAACCAGTCCAAGTTGAAGATTCTCTAAGAAAGAACTTTATTAATTTAGACTTCAATAATTTTAATATTACAGAGCGTGGCGACTTAAGAGATATTGTCGCTGTACAAAACGGAGATCCAGAATTAGATGACAGTATACCAGATGCACCGACAAGACAAGACAGAGACGATATCCCAGAGCTTGGTTCCTTCTGAAGAGTTTGAGAAGGTTTTAAGTTCAATAGGCTATAAACTTATTGATTGTGGTGATCATTGGAGATCACAAGCTTTATATCGTGATGGAGACAATGCTACCGCTTTAAAGATTTATAAAAATACTGGAGTCTGGATGGACTTTGTAGAGCCTAAAGGGTCTTTACCTTTTGAAGCTTTAATTCGGATGACTGTGGGTGATGACCAGAAGATCTCTGAAACTTTAAAAAAAATTAAAAGTGATAAACTTTATACTACCCCAAAAGTAGACAGGATAGAAATGGAACAAATTTACCCAGAGGACTGCTTAGATAAGCTTTTCCCAAATTACAAATTCTACAAAGACCGTGGGATCTCAGAGGAAACTCAAATAGCTTTTAAAATAGGCTTAGCTGGAGTAGGCAAAATGTACCGCAGGATGGTCTTCCCCATCTACAACCAAGACAACCATATTATTGGTTTCTCTGGTCGAAAGATAGACGAGGGTAACGATTACCCTAAATGGAAGCATATCGGCAAAAAGAATACTTGGGTTTACCCCGCATGTATTCAAGAGAATGAGTGTGGTGCGGAAATTGACCGTTTGAGTCAAGTCATCTTGGTTGAAAGCATAGGCGATGCAATGGCTCTATATGACCAAGGCGTTAAAAATGTCTTAGTATTGTTTGGGCTTTCGGCTAGTCCTAACATTATTAATTATTTGTCTAGCAAAGTCTTAGATGATATTTACATTTCAACTAATAATGATTCTAAATCCTCACAGAATAGAGGGTTGATAGCCGCGATCAAGAATTACCTGAAGCTAGCAAAGTATTTTGATTTAGATCGCCTCACCATCAAACTCCCTCAAAATGGAAATGATTTTGGAGAAATGTATCAAAGTGGCTATAATATTGACAACTGGCTCAATAGGGATATAGATCAACAAGAGCAAAAAGATTATATTAGTAATTTTGTCTCTAAGAACCAAACCTTATTCACTAAGGCGGAAAGTAAAATGGCCCAAAAAATAAATGACTGATCCTAAAACGCCTTTATCTGCAAGTAGAATTAAAACCGCCCAAGGTTGTTCTTGGTTGTATTGGTGTAAGTATAAGCTGAAGCTTCCTGATACCAGCAATGACGGAGCAAAAAGAGGCTCTATCTGCCACTTAATATTTGAACTTCTGGGAGAAAAAAAACGGAAGGTTCATTATGACAAAATCATGGAGGCTCAAGATATTTTTGCTGTGCCTTCTATTGAGCGTTTGATAATGAAACACGCTCGTCGTGAAGAAGTTGATGATGAGGATAATATTCAATTAATCAAAGAGATGACCTTTAATGGTCTCAACTACGACTTTTTTGGTGGCGATTTAGACAAGCCTACAAAAGAGCTTTCTGAGCAGGATTTTGATATCGTAAAGAATGATGGCCAGATAGCTTACAGGGTCAGAGGTTTTATTGATAAACTCTTTTTGTATAAAAAACAAAAGTTTGCTTTGATTAGAGACTTTAAGACTAGTAAAGATGTTTTCAAAGGTGATGATCTTGAAGACAACATACAGGATTTAATGTATAGCTTAGCTACAAAGCATATGTATCCAGAGTATGAAAACAAACAGAGCGAATTTTTATTCTTAAAATTTGAGTTAGATCCAGACGCAAAAAAAAGCGGAGTGATGAGAATGGCTCCTCTGAGCGATGATGATCTTTTCGGGTTTGAACTACAGTTGACCGAGATTCAAAAGTATTTGGACGGCTTCTCTAAGGACGATGCCTTATCTAACATGGCTTTAGACAAAGGTTTTCCCACGGATAAATCATTTAGCGGGAGACTCCTCTGTGGTTTTGCAACTCAAAAAGGAGAATTGAAAAAGGATGGAACAAAAAAGTGGCATTGTGCTATGAAGTTTGATTTCTTTTATTATGTTTTTAAAAATGCAAATGGTCAAATTGTAGGCTCCTGTTTTGAGGAGGAGTTCTCTGAGGATTCTATTCCAGATGGATGCACCCACGAAATTCAATATTATAAGGGTTGCCCGTCTCATTGTTCTTGATCTTTGTTCAGAGTTGTGTAGAATGGGGGAGTAATGACCCCAGTATTTAAATCTACATACTCGTATGGTAAAAGCATCTTGACTCTTAAAGGTGAGTCAGAAGAGTCTGGTTCAGACTCCCTAATTGAAATGTGTCTTGATAATGGAATCAAGGATGTTATTCTGGTGGAGGATAACCTTACAAGCTTCATGAAGGCGTTTAAAGTCTGTTTAGATAATGATTTGAATCTGTATTATGGCTTGAGGCTCACTTTCTGCAATGATATGAAGGAAGAGTCTAAAAGCTCTAATCATAAAAATATTATCTTTGCAAAGAACGACGAAGGGTGCAAGTTGCTGAATAAAATTTATTCTTGCGCTTTTACAGAGGGAGATGGCCGTATAGATTACGCCGCATTCAAAGAGTATTGGGATAGCTCAGCCCTATCCTTTGTGGTCCCCTTCTACGACAGTTACCTTTACGAGAATAATTTTCACCAAAAAAACTGCATCCCCAATCTAGAAGGATTAAACCCTGTCTTCTGGAGTGAAGATAACTCTCTCCCTTTCGACCACCTACTGAATATTAAGCTTGAAGAAGCTGTAAAAAGAAAGCAATATAAGGTTGTCAAGACGAAGACTATACTTTACAAAGAGAAGAAGGATGTCGAAGCTCTCCAAACATACAAGATTCTTTCGAATAGATCTTTTGGTAAACAATCAACCCTTAGCAGCCCAAACTTAAGCCATTTCGGAAGCGAAGAGTTTTGTCTGGAAAGTTACCTTGAACAGTCATGAATGATCAATTATTAAGATTTGATAAGAAGCAGAAGTATCTAGTGTTAGATACAGAAACCGAAGGCTTGAATTTGATCAAGTCAAAACCATACCAAGTGTCTTGGATCATAGCTCAAGGAGATACAATCTTAGAGAAGAATAATAGATATATTTGGTGGCAAGACTTAAATATGTCTGAAGATGCAGCTAGAATCACAAGGTTTGATAAAGACTTTTACAAATCAAAAGCTGAAGATCCAAAAGCTGTTTGGGGCGATTTCTCTAAAGAGCTTTACAATCCAGAATATAAAATCGTCGGTCAGAACCTCTTAGGGTTTGATGTGTACATGATTAATGTCTGGAGGAAGCTGATGGGTTTGGGGTCTGATCATTCTTATGTGAACAGAATTATAGATACTCTTAGTTTGGCTAGAGCTATAGCAAAAGAGGATAAGCCTGATTTTGACAACTTCATATGTTGGCAGTATGGTTGGAACAGTTTTTTCCAACGGGGTTTACGAACGGGGCAAGCAGCACTACTTAAAAAGTACAACATTCCTCATGATAAGAATAGATTGCACGATGCTCTCTACGATATCGAGATGAACTTCAAGATTTTTAGAAAGCAATTATTTAATATAGAGCTATGAGATACAAAAATCCATTTCCAGCTGGAGTAAAGTTGCCAGAGATTGTAGTCCCAAAAGAAATTCTAGATGAATTGGGATTAAAAGAGGGTAGCCCAAACAAAGAGATTCTATACGAGCTTTCTAGGAAAGGCTTGAGAGAGAAGGGAATTACCAAACTCCCAAATAATAAAGAGTACTATGATCGGACGATTATGGAACTTGAGATCTTTGAGGAGTTAGGATTTATTGATTATATCCTTCTCAACTGGGATGTACTTTACTATTGTAAAAAACAAGATATCCCGACAGGCGCTGGTCGAGGATCTGCGGCAGGTTCATTAGTCCTGTATCTTTTAGGTGTAACAAACATTGATCCAATTGAATATGACTTATTTTTTGAAAGATTCGTATCTAGAAGTAGAGCAAAACAAATTGAGCATGGCGGTGAAATTTTTCTTGACGGCTCTCTTCTGGCTGACGTTGATAACGATATTTCTTATAATCGTAGGAGTGAAGTCGTTGA